AAACCAGCAGACCGTGTTGTAGTCTCTAGTGTCCAAGGATTAGCTGTGTTAGTTACAGTAAATGTTGTACCACTACCAGCTATATCAGCTGATGGTGTTATATTTGTACCATTCCATGTATTCACGGCAGCTCCGAAAACCTGACGTTGCTCGACCTCAGTTATCGTTTGGGTTGTAGTTGTTGTACTATTCATCGACCCTGTAGTAAACTGGGGCGTGACAGTATTAGCTCTTGCAACTGCGGGTGATAACAATGCTAAGAGAAGAATTAGTTTCTTCATGTCTTTGGTTTTTCTTTGTCTTTTTTACCATTACCTGTAGTCAAGCCAAACGTAGCAAGTGCTCCAGTAAACACAGAAGCAACGAACGTGATATCGGCTGAAGTATTAGACTTCTTGACCATAGGTAATTCAACATAATTTAAGGTGATGATAAATCCTGACCAGATTACAACACCTAGACGCACCATCGCACCTAGTATCTGCATCTGCTCTTCATGGTCATCTATGTTTTCNTTGAGTTTTGTAAAGAGTCCCTTTTTTTCTTCCGGTTTTCTTTCCATTTTTTTATCTTATCATTTAAGAATTTTGTTATTTTCTCTTTCAATCCTTGTATAATAGGAGTTGCTACAGTTGTAGCTGCTACGGCTGTAACAGCTGTGATTACTGTAGGACCTAACACTTCAGCTGGTGGAATAGGTATAGGTGGTATGAGAGGTAAGTTTAATACAGGTGGTGGCGGTTCCACAGTTTCTATAGGTTGTGTACCCTCTGGTTCTCGTAAATCACTAGGAGGTACAACCANAGGTATATAACTAGGCACATTACCTGTAGGTAAAGGTATATCTACGGTATCTATTTTCTGTACTGGTGGTATTAATATGGTGGGAATTTCCATTATGCTGCTTCTAATGCTGCAACTTTAGTTTCTAATGTTTCTATTTTAGCAATAGCTTCTTGTAATGCAGCAGTCAGTAAAGGTACAAGCTTTGATTGATCTATAGTTTGTGGTTTTATTTCGGTTGTCGAAACTTCTTTTACATCACCAACTTTTTTACCTTCAGGTATCTCGTCACCTTCTTTATACAATATAGATTGCATTTCATCTTTAACTCCTGTAACCGCTTCTGGTACTACAGTTTGTGCTTCATGTGCAAAGAATCCATCTACTTTTGTACCTAGATCTGACTTCCATTCAAATTGATAAGGTTTTAAATTCTTAATTCTTGTTATACCATCTGCAATTAATTGTGCGTTTGTTTTTAATCTATAGTCAGAACTTGAATTATAAGATGTAGTATTGTTTGCTCCATTAGATGTTATCTGCCCACAGAAATCAGCATTACCATCTCTGAAGATAAGCATACCCGCGTTACCACTATTAGCTTCAGTTCTAAGCTCAAACACGTTTCCATCATTTAGTAACTTAGCGTGTTGATTACTATTACTAATAAGAAAAATCTGCTTATCATGTGTCATTCTGAATCTATCGCTTCTCGAACCACCACTTCTCATTGAAATAAAAAAGTCACCTTCAGTAGCACCATTGCCTACCATTGCAGCGTTCAATTCAGCGTTAGCATTTGGACCATTAATTGAGAATCCAACACACTTATTATCACCAGAACCACTAGAAGCACTAATTATTATTGCAGGGTTATTAGCAGCAGTACTTGCACTATAGTCAGTTGCAGTAGGTTGAAATACACGAAGTCTGCTACTTGTTGCAGGGCTTCCTCCAAGACCTAGCATTCCAGTTGTGCTTACAGTAACTCTATCGGCAGAGTTAGTAGTATCTACTAGTTTAAATACACCAGCATTTGCTGCAAGTTTATAGTCAGGATCTCCGTTAAGTTCAGTAAAAGTAATCTGAGGTGCGTTAGCTGATAGATTAAATGTAGTACCGTCCCAAGTTAAATTTGACTCACCTTCTAAAGTATTAGCAGTACCAGAGCCAGTAATAACTCTGTTATCTGCGTTGTTGTTTATTGTTGTACCAGCAGGGATGCTTACTGTTTCAAAGCTAGGATCTGCTCCGTTGTTTGCTCGTAAAAACTTACCATCGTTAGATGATGTGCCATGTTCTAATTTAGCTAGCGTTACCGCTTGGTCTGCTATTTTATCAGTTTGTACTGAATCCGTAGCTAATTTAGATGCAATAACATTTCCATCTTGTATTTCGCTGCTGCCGACAGCGTTTGCGGGTATTTTTCCTGACGTAATGGCATCATCTTTAACACCATCCGTCCCAATTTGTGTTAATGCCATTATCCGGCTACCTCCTGTAATATAACATTTGATGAAAGATGAGCATCTTGAACACGATTTAGTCTAGTATGAGCTCGGTTTATGTATATAATTCCATCTGCTGTTTGACTATGTGTAAATCTAAAAGAATAAGTTGTTGAACTTGTTGTAGAAATACCTGTATCTAAAAAGCTAAACACTATATCTTCTACTACATCATCATAACGTATATCAACAGAAGAACTGGCACGTGTTATAGAACTATTACCAGTATCTTCACTTCCTTGTGCTATTTGCGTACTATCTCTAAATACTTTCATAAATACTCTTCTAGTATTCACATTAAAACCAATAGCAACTTTGGCTGTTATAAGAACATTACTGCTTGTAGCAGAAGGTGTGATACTACAGTTAAGTTGTGAAGGAGCCCATTCAGCACCGGACGCAGTTGTATTTGAATGTCTGGTACTTAAATGTGTTTGCTGAACTTGAAGAATTTTACCTTTATCACTTGCCCAACTAAGAACACCTGATCCGTTTGTGGTAAGTACCTGTCCAGCACTACCATCTGTTTGTGGTAGCGTATATGTAGCTGCACCGTTTGCTGTGTGTGCAAGCTGGTTTGTTTTTAATGTACTCATCGCTTCATTCCATAAAGTGTATAAGTGTGAGCAGCTATTGTACCAGTGTTCATATAAAACATAAAACCAGTTGGATATGTTGAACCTCCGTGAAATGCACCTCTTCCAGATCCTTGATTAATATTATTGTCTTGATCTCTTCCAGCATATTGGTAAGTTATAAAGTTTTGTAAATTAGCTGCGTGGGATTCACTTGATGCGGCAAAGTTGATTCTCATATTAAATGACATACCTTCACCGTCATCACTGACATTTCCAACGTTGTCAGTAAGCGATATAGTATTTTGACTTGTTTTTGCTATTTCACCAAAGTTATTTGTACCCCAATGCTGTGTCCATGAATAACCATAATTAGCAGCATCAATTACATCTGACCCAGAGGTTGCACTTCCTGTACCTGTTCTAAATCTAAATCGTGCATATGAGTTATCTGATGCAGGCACATAAGAAATATTAAAATCAAAATATTTATAAGTAGCAACATCAAGATTATTAAAAACTAAATATTGACCGGCACTTGCAGCTGATGCACTTTGTAATTTTACATAATCAGGAGCAGGGTTATCAACCCAACTTAGATTACCAGAACCATCTGTCGTTAGGACTTGCCCAGCANTNCCATCAGCTACAGGTAACTTATATACATTGTCTGCACTACTTGTTGTTTGAGTTGGAGCGTCGAGTGCAACTGACCCTCCAGACGCTGCGTTTAATTTTATACTCATGATACGTCAACCTCCATTAAGGTTATAGTATGAGCGTTTGCACCTTCATTAAACAAGTAGAATGTATCTGAACCTGACTCTTTTTTTATAGCTACTTTATAGGTATGAGCGTTTGTATCAGCAGGGTTATCCAAATATATATGAGAACTTCTAAATGCTTTAGGAGCATTTTCACGATAAGCTACATATGTTTCTTCAAAAACCATAGTTGAATCTCTAAAAAGTTTTAAAGCATATCTTGAAGTGCTTGTACCGCCTAAATATGGGTTAAGACTAAGCATAACTAAAACTTTATTTGAGCTTGATGTTAACGTAATGCTAGCACTCATACCTCCTACATCTTGTCCATTACCACTAGCACTTGCTGTAGAGAAATCTCCACTATTAGCCGATGCTTGTTTAAATTGTAAAATTTTACCACCTTGAATTGTAGATTTAGCTGGTGTAACTGCATTTGTAGCTATCATATCGGTATCTACTATACCGTCTGGTAAACCACCAACAGAAATACCTGTGATAGTACCATTACCATTTATTGTTACTGACATTAAACTATTGTCCATGTTCTACCGGACGCAACTGTTACAGTTACTCCGCTGTTTATTGTTATTGGTCCAAATGAACCAGCATTTTTACCACTGGAAATAGCATAATCATGGGTAACAATTTGTTCATTTTCCCAGAATACTGCGTTACCTCCAGAGTTACCTCCAGTAGCACCAGCTTGTAAACCTGTTAGATTCGACCCATCTATAGCAGGGAGTGTACCAGTTATATTTGCAGCTGGTATACTTGTTAAATTAGCTGCACTAGCTGCTGGTAGTGTTGCAGGAAATCTTGCATCAGGTACTGTTCCAGATGTTAAATTACTTGCACTTAAAGCTGTTAAGTCTACCTGTGCCCAAGTTAAGCCACCTGTATTACCAGACTGAGCTGATAAGAAGTATCCATTAACTGGACTATTACTTACTTTTAATTTAGCTTCACTTACAGCATCAGATGTTAATTTAGCTTCTGTTACTGTGTTATCACTAGGTGTACCTATAGATGTAGCTGCACCAATTAGTGTTACAAATAAACTAGATCCACTAGCTGGAGCTGTACAGAATTTGATTCCGTTAGCACCTTCTAGGTAAAATCCTTCGTTACTTGCATTGTATGATCCACTGTTTGGTTTCTGTATTACACCATTAAGACTAACTATAAGTTGACCAACGCTTGTTACGTTAGCAGCTACAGTGTCATCTCTTAAATCGTATGATACAATACTACCATTAAATGTAGGGCTACCAGATGTAGCTCCGTCAGGTACAACTGTTAATAATTTAAAGTCTCCAACAGAGGTTACAGCATCATACTGTGTGTTGCCTAAGTCATACACCTTCATTATATTTGTAGATGTATCAAACCATAGGTCTCCGTCTCCTAGGGCTGAACCATCAGGATGTGTACTAGGTGCACTAGCACTGATCTGATATCTGTCGTTAAAGTCATTAACAAGTGTTTGTGCATTACTTACACCTGTAGAGTCCACAACAACTCTGTGAAACACGTAAGTGTGTAGTGTAGATGTTGTCTCTACTAATACACCTAATCCAGCATTTAGTGTAGAACTAGCTGTTAGACCGTTAATAGTAATTGTAGCATTGCTGCTAACATTACCATTTGCTATTGTAGCTACACCACTGCCATTAGCAGTAAGGTTAGCTGCCAAAGCTTTGATACTAACAATAGTACCAGCTCCATCATTGATGTCAGGGTTGGCGTCTGGGAAGTTGTTTTCGTTAGGTATGGGTACGAAACCACCTACCTCTGTTACGACTTCTACAATACGCTCATTGACAGCTTGAGCTGATGGTATCTGTACATCAGTTGCACTACCACCAATCGTTGTAACTATGCTCTTACCATCTAGTAAGTTAAGTTCTGTTGTAGATGCAGTTAAACCATCTAATGTTTCTACTTCAGCTTGTGTTAAGTCAGCTAAGGCACTAGCAGTACCACTACCCATTGTACCAAGCTCTGTAAGCTCAGAGTCTAGTGGTTGCTTACCGTCTAGCTGTGGTTGTATAGAGCTACTTACTCCATCAACAAAATTGATTTCTGCTGTAGATGCTGTCACACCGTCTAGCAGATTTAATTCTGTAGTGTCAGCTGTGACACCATCTAGTTTATTTATTTCAGCAGTAGTAGCAGTTACGCCATCGAGTATGTTTAACTCAGTTGTATCTGCTGTGACTCCATCAAGTTTGTTGATTTCGCCTGTTGTAGCTGTCACACCATCTAGTATGTTTATTTCTGCTGTTGTAGCAGTTACACCGTCAAGTATGTTTAGCTCTGATGTAGTTACAGTAGCATCATCTAAGATTGCTAATTCAGTTGTAGTTACGTTATTAATAGTACCTGTAGTCTGTATATTTTGACTACCAAAGTTAGGACTAATCTTTGTACCATCTATAGCTGCTGACGCATTGATGTCAGCATTAACTATAGTTCCGTCTGCAATATCTGTAGAGGTAACTGTTCCGTCAGCTATCATAGTTGATGTGACGGTTCCAGTATCCCCAGTCGTTACTACTGTACCAGTTGTATCAGGAAACGTAATTGTTCGATCTGCGGTAGGATCAGCTACTGTAATTGTTGTTTCATTAGCATCGTCAGTAGCTCCTTCAAATACTATGTCAACATCTTCACCGAAGTTAAGATTACCGGTCATAGTACCGCCGAGAGCACTGATATAACGACCATTAACTTCCTGTGTAACGTATAAGTTCTGTGTAAAGTTGTCGTTAAGATCTTCTGATTTTATAGCTGAACCAGCATAGAATGTAGCTGATAGGCTGTCAATACCTGTCTC